AAAGTACAACTCTTTTAGGCTTAGTAACTGAAAAAATATTAAACCGCAAAGAGGGTTTAATAACTAAAGGCGGTAAAGTTCAACAAAAAAATACAACGGGTTCACTTCAAGGCGAAACTTGGGCGGACGGTGATGTATTTTATTTAAGTGGAACGGTTGCTGGTCGTATTACAAATATTAAACCTATTGCACCAATTCACACGGTAATTATAGGCTTTGTAGAATATTCGCATATAAATCAAGGTAAGATATTTGTTAAAGTAGATAACGGTTATGAATTAGACGAATTACATAATGTTAGTGCTATTTCACCTAACAATAACGAGGTTTTAACATACGATACAGCCACGTTATTATGGAAACCTAAAACACTTTCAAGTATTTTACCAGCTATTGCAATAACAGATACATTCGTTGTTGGAAGTCAAGTTGCTATGTTAGCTATTGTGGGTGAAATTGGAGACGTAGCGGTTAGAAGTGATTTAAGTAAAACATTTATTTTAAAAGGTGCAAACCCAACTGTATTAGCTAACTGGCAAGAATTATTAAGTCCAACGGGTACGGGTTCAGTTTCAAGTGTGTTTGGAAGAGCGGGAACGGTTATACAAGTATCAGGTGACTATACAGCCGACCAAATAACAGAAACAGCAACACGTAAGTTTCAAACAGCAAACCAACAATTATTTAACGATGCAACAAGTTCAATACAGACTCAGTTAAACGGAATAGTTATAAAAGCTATAAACGAGGGTAACGGAATAGGTTATGTAATAGCAAATAGAGAACCTTTGAATTATGGTAATGTTGGTTTAGGTGCAGTAGATTTAAGTTATTCAGGTGGCACAAGTATTACAAATGGAGCTACAGGAGAACGTTCTTTTGCCTCAGGAACAAATGTTAAGGCTAACGGATACTCATCATTGGCAGTTGGTGATGGCTGTGAAGCGACTGGTCAAGGCGCTATCTCTATTGGATTAACAAATAAAGCTACAAAATTTAATGCAGTAGCTATTGGAGGCAATAACAATTCTACAGGTGAAAAATCGGTTAGTATTGGAAATCAATTAAATTCAGTTTCCGCATCAGAAGTAAATTTAGGAACTTACAACACAAATTACACACCAGCTTCTACAATTAATTTCAATCCATTAGATAGGATTTTTGGAGTTGGAAATGGAGTTGATAATATAACACGTTCAGACGCTCTTATAATTCTAAAAAACGGTCTTACAACACTGCCATCAGTTACAAATGCTTTAATATCTGATGAACCAACAGGTAAAGCGGTTGTTACTAAGGAGTATTTAGAATCTAAGTATTCTCAAATAGGATATTCAAATTCAATAACAACGGGAACTGAAGTATCAACAACTTCAATTACAGATGTAGTAGTTAACGGAATGACAATTACACCTCCACTTGCAGGGACTTATAAAGTCGATTTTAACGGGCGTTACAATTTTATGAAGGGTAACGTTGTAACTCAGGCTACACTTGATTTGCAAGCCCTGACTTTAAACATACAAAATAAGCCATCAACAGGTAGTCATTCAATGAATTTTATAAATGGCGAAATTATAACAGCCGGGGTATATGATATTAATGGAGCTGCTGCATTATCAGGAATTATAACCTTAAATGCTGAAAACAATCCAAACGCTGTATTTATTTTTCGTGTTGTTGGTGCTATTAATTCTTCTGTTGGAACAACATTTGTTTTATCAAACGGGGCAAAAGCAGAAAATATATTTTGGACTGCTACGGGCGCTATCGGGTTAATAGCCAATAATGTAGCAATTGGTAATTTTATATCATTAGGTGCAGCAGTTGAACTTGGTGCAAATTCATTGTTAACAGGTCGTTTTTTATCCACCGCTGGTGCAATTACTATTTCTTCAAGTATTGAGTCTAAACCAACAGGAACAAGTTTTTTACCTATGGGAATTTTAGAAAATTTTGTAGTGTTTACGGTTGCTGGAAATATTAACAATCCAGCATTAACAACTATTGTAGGAAATGTAGGTACTGCTTTTGGTGTTATTAATTATTTTGCTGGTACTATTCATATCGGTAACGATTACTCAGACGCTCAACAAATGGGTAACACTAATATTTTTAGTATCTATTCAAACGGGGTTTTAGTTCCATTTTCAAACAGAACAAGATACGCTGAAAATTACTTAGAAGAAATAGTTTTAACAGCAGTATTTACAACAACGGTGGCAAACCAACCAATAGATATACGTTGGAGAACTGATGTAGGAGTGGTTTACTTAAACAACCGAACATTTACTGTTGTAAAAATTTAAAAACACAAAATAAAATAACAAATAGTTATATAAACAATTAATTTAAATATATGAAAAACACAGACATCCTAAGTCGCATAACTGCTTTACTAAATAAGAAAGTCGAATTAGCGCAAATGCAATTAGAAAACGGAACGGTTGTAGAATCAGATTCATTTTCAGTTGGAGACCCAATTTTTGCAATCAATGGAGAAATTAAAGAGCCATTAGAAATTGGAAGTTACACATTAGCCGACGGAACGGTTTTAGAGGTTATGGAAATCGGAGTAATTGGAGAAATTGCAAGCGCACCAGCTGAAGCAACAGAAGAAGAAATGAAAGCCTTAGAAACTGCAGAATTGGCACGTATCGAAAGTGCTGAACTTGCAAAAACTGAAAGCGAAAACGAATTGATTTTAAAAGTAGTTGAAAGTTTAAAACCAACGTTTGACGAATTGAACCAAAGAATCGAAAATCTTTCAAAAGAGAATGTAGGTTTAAAAAAAACTTTGTCAAGTGTAACAGCTACAAAACCAACAGTACATAAACCAACTGAAAAGGTGGCACTTGGAAAAGTAAACACTGGAGCAAACATCTCAGGAACTGAATCACGAATTATGGCAATGCTTTCAAAATAAAAATAACAATTTAAAAATAAAAAATTATGGCTAATCAACCTACGATTACATCTAATTACGCTGGCGAAAGTGCTGGAAAATATATTGCAGCTGCAGTATTATCTGCTAACACATTAGCAAACAACGGAGTAACTATTATTCCTAATGTTAAATTTAAAGCAACAATTAAAAAACTTACAAATAGTGGTTTGGTAACAGCTGCTTCTTGTGATTTTACTGATACTGGAGTTGTTTCTTTAGCGGACAAAGTACTTACTGTTTCTGAAATGCAAGTTAATTTGCAACTTTGTAAAACTCCATTCGAGTCTGACTGGGATGCTGCATCAATGGGTTATTCTGCTTTTGATTCTTTGCCTACTACATTCTCTGATTTCTTTATTGGAAAAGTATTGAAAGATATTGCTTTGGATACTGAAACTTTTCTTTGGAATGCTACTAATGGACTTGGAAAACTATTGAAAACAGACGGTTCACAAGTAGTTGCAACTCCTTTGGCTATTACTTCAAGTAATGTAATTGCTGAACTTGGAAGAGTTGTAGATGCTATTCCTGCTGCATTATATGGTAGAGAAGATTTAAGAATCTATGTTTCTCAAAACATTGTTAAAGCATACGTTAGAGCATTAGGTGGTTTCTCAGTTGCTGCAACTTCAAACGCTGGGGTTAACGCACAAGGTACACCTTGGTACAACGGTGGAGCATTAACTATCGATGGAGTTGAGTTATTCGTTGCAAATGGTTTACCATCTAATACAATGGTAGCTACAACTATCGATAACCTTTATGTTGGTTTTGGTTTACAAGATGACCAAAACGTTGTAAAAACAATTGATATGGCTGACATTGACGGTTCTAAAAACGTTCGTTTTATTGCACGTTTTACAAGAGGTTTGCAAGTTGGAATTGGTGCTGACTCAGTAACATACGGTATTGCATAAATTTAATCGGGGTTATTAATTTAGCCCCTTTTTATTAACTTTTAAATAAAAAAAATATGAGCACTTGCCTTATGACTACGGGTCGAAAACTTGCGTGCAAAGACGCAGTCGGCGGTATCCAAAAGATATTCTTTGCTGATTACGGTACACTTGGGAACGCTACAATAACAGCTGGGTTGGTTACTGCTTTTAGCGGTTTAACTTACACGCTATATCAATACGATGTAAAGAGCGCATCAAATTTGGAACAAACTATCACTTCAAGTGGAGACAATGGAACTACTTTTTTTGCACAAGCTATTACACTTGTTTTGACAAAATTAGATGCTGCTTCACAAGTTGAATTACAGAAACTAATTGTTTCACGTCCGCACGCTTTTGTTATGGATAACAACGGTAATTATTTAGCGGTTGGAATGACACGTGGATGCGACACAAACGGAACTATATCTACAGGTACTGCTTTAGGCGACTTGAACGGATATACTTTAACTATTACAACTGAAGAGCCTATGATGGCACAATTTGTAACACCATTATTGATTACTGCTAAAATCGCTGGAGGGTTAACACCTACTCAAATAGTACCGTAATTAGATTAATATTGTGATTGGTTAAGTTGAGTAAATTTAACCTTTTAAAAGCATCGATTTACTTCGGTGCTTTTTTTTGCAAAAACATTTTTTTTATCGTTAAATTGATATGATAGTACTTACAACACAATTGGCACAAAATTTCGAAATTATACCAACAAAGCAAAGTGATACTGCTTTAAATACTATTTACTTTGAGTTTAAAGACGAAACTACTCAAATAGTATATAATAGACTTGTAACTTATGAAAGCGCTTTAAACGACTTATTTATAATAGGTAGTAATAATTTAGACTTTCTAATTGAAAATAATTTCTATGAATTAACTGTTAAATTTTCAGTTACAAACGAGGTTATTTATAAGGATAGAATTTTTTGTACAAATCAAACGGTAAAAGAATATTCCATTAATCAAAATGAATACTTTTTACCGAATATCGATAATAATTTTTATAAAATCTAATGAGAAAAATAACGAGAAAAATAGAGCCTAAAAAGTCGGTTGGTATTGGAATAGTAAATCTATCAACTTATACAAGTCCAAAGGTAGTTGAGGTTAGAGGTCAAGAATGGGTTAATTATGGTGAGGATAATAATTATTTCGGATACTTACAGGACCGTATAAACGGTTCACCAACCAATAACGCTATTGTTAACGGTATTAGTCAAATGATATTTGGAAAAGGTTTAGACGCTTCAGACAAATTAATTAAGCCTGACGAATATGCACAAGCTATGTTGTTATTCGATAATGATACAGTTGAAAGACTAAGTTCAGACTTAAAAGCAATGGGTAATTGTGCTATACAAGTTATTTATTCAATAGATAAAAGTAGAATATTAGAATGCAATCACTTCCCTATTGAAACTTTACGAAGCGGAAAATGCAACGATGATGGCGAAGTAGAAACTTATTACTATGCTGAGGACTGGAAAAAAATTACACGTACAAATAAACCTTTGCCTATTCCTGCTTTTGGCTTTGGAAACGGTGGCGAAGAAATACTTTTCGTTAAACCTTATAAAACAGGTTTTTACTTTTACGCACCCGTTGACTATCAGGGTGGACTTCAATATTGCGAATTAGAGGAAGAGATATCTAACTTTCATTTAAACAATATAATGAATGGAATGGCACCGTCAATGCTTATTAACTTTTTAAACGGTACACCAACTGAGGACGAACAAAGAAATATCGAACGTAGTATTCAAAATAAATTTAGTGGAACTTCAAGTGCTGGTAAGTTCATTTTGAATTTTAGTGACGGTGCAAATACAGCTGCTACTATTACACCCGTTCAATTATCAGATGCGCATAACCAATACCAATTTTTAAGTGACGAAAGTATGCGCAAAATTATGGTATCACACCGAGTTATTTCTCCGATGCTTTTAGGTATTAAAGATAACTCAGGTTTTGGTAATAATGCTGAAGAACTACAAACTGCAACTATTTTAATGCAAAACACGGTAATTAGACCTTTTCAAAACCTATTAATTAAAGAGTTTGACAAAATATTAGCGGTTAATAATATCAGTTTGAAACTTTACTTTAAAAACTTACAGCCTTTAAATGCTGAAAACGAATTAACTATTGAACCCGAACCAGTTTTACCAAATAAAACAGCTAATTTAAGCGAGCATTTAGATTGTTTTGACGTTAATTCTTTTGACGGTGAAACAATTACAGACGAATGGGAATTAGTAGATAAAAGAGAGTTTAATAATGATAATGATAGTATTGAAAATTGGGCAAATGGATTAATAAAAGTGAAAGCTGGAGTTAATTTAAAAGAATTTATAACATCATATCCAAGTAAAGCAAGCTATTTAGACAAAGATATTTACAAAGTTAGATACGAATACTCAGAAAAGTATAAAAGCACTGGTTCACGTCAATTTTGTGTAAATATGATGTCACGAACTACTAATGGAGTTGTTTATCGAAAAGAGGATGTAGATATGGCAAGTTTTCAAGGAGTTAACAATGAATTTGGTCACGAGGGTCAAAACTATTCTTTATTTGAATTTAAAGGCGGGGTTAATTGTGGGCATTATTGGAGTGAAAACCTTTATAGACTTAAAAGCAAATCAGACGGAACACCGTATGCTGATAAAGCACTTAGTTCAAGCGAGAAAGTAGATAGTATTGCGGGTTACAATCCAACACCCAAAGGTTTAGATAATGCAAAAAGAGCACCAAAAGATATGGCTAATAACGGTCACCACCCTGATTATAATAAATAATGGCTACAACACTTTTTATAACACCAAAAGATTTAAAATCAAACACTATCTTAAACGGTAACGTCGATACTGATATGTTTATTCAGTTTATCAAAATAGCGCAACAAATGCACGTTCAAAACTATTTAGGTACAAAATTATATGATTCAATTACTTTAAAAATAAACACTTCAACTTTAACAGGCGACTATTTAGACTTAGTAAATGAATATGTACAACCTATGTTAATTCATTATGCTATGGTAGATTATTTGCCTTTTGCAAACTATCAAATTCGTAATGGTGGAGTGTTTAAACATAAGACTGAAAATTCAGAAAGCACAACGAAAGAGGAATTAGATATTTTAGTTCAAAAACATAGAACATTTGCTGACTTTTACGCTAAAAGATTTGTAGATTATATGTCTATAAATGCAAGTGGAATGTTCCCTGAGTATTGGACTAATAGTAATTCAGATATGTACCCTGATTCAAAGCCTAATCCAAGTGGATGGGTATTATAGCCTATTTAAGCAACTATTTTTAATTTAATATGAAAACATATACAAAAATGAATAAACAAGCGGAAACAAGCGCAAAACAGGTTAAACTAACCACGTATAAGGTTAAAGAATCGAATATCAAAAAAATGAATGAATATTTAAACAAACAAAAATAAATTATGGCAACAATTCAAACAATAAACATCGGGGCAAGCGCAAATGACAATACGGGCGACCCGTTAAGAACTGCATTCGACAAAGTGAATCAAAATGATACTTCAATTAATAATGATTTAGCAACAAAAGCACCTTTAGCAAATCCAGTTTTTACAACTGATATTTCTACAAATGGAGTTAGAGTTGGTAATGGTGTTAATAATATAGCTACAAACACAGTTGTAGGCGAGGGAATTGGATTGCTATTTTCTACTGGTATTAAAAACACTTTGCTCGGAAATTCGGCAGGATATCAAATTTCTACAGGTCAACAAAACACAATAGTAGGATTTACCGGAGGTAGTCAAATAACCAGCGGAAGTTATAACACAATAGTAGGCGATGGTAGCGGTATTGCAATTAGTTCTGCAAATTACAATACTTTTTTAGGTGTAAATTCAGGAGGGGGAACAGTATCGGATTCAAATACTTATGTAGGAGTAGCTGCTGGGCAAGCTAATATATCTTTTTCAAATACAAGCGTGTTGGGATTTGCTGGTCAAATAACTGCATCTAATCAGGTACAATTAGGTAACTCTTCGACAACTACTTATGTTTACGGAACAGTTCAAAACCGTTCAGATTTACGTGACAAAGCAGACGTTCAAAATACAGTTTTAGGATTAGATTTTATATCAAAATTAAGACCAGTGGATTATCGTTGGGATATGCGTGAAGATTACAAAACTGAATTACCTATTCAAGGTGAATTATCAGATGCTGATTTTAAAATTGAAATGGATTTATGGTTAGAAAATAACAAATTAGCTAATTTAAAAAAAGACGGTTCTAAAAAAAGAAATAGATTTCATCACGGATTCATAGCTCAAGAAGTTAGAGATTTAGGAATGGATTTTGGAGGTTTTCAAGACCATTCTAAAAATGGTGGCGAGGATGTTTTATCTATTGGATATGACGAATTTATTGCACCAATGGTAAGGGCTATTCAGGAATTAAAATCAGAAATAGAACTATTAAAAATGAAATAAGATGAGCCCACAAGATTTAAAAACCTACCTACTTAACACATTCGCTTTGGCGTTTACCTTTACCAATATGGAAAATACATTTAAAATTACTTTGCTTATATTTTCTATTATTTATACAGTAATAAACATTTATAAACTTTTAACAAAAAAACAAGATGCAAATAAGTAAACATTTGAGCTTAGCTGAAGCGACACGTTCAGATATGGCGGACCAATTAAAGATAGTGAACAACAATCCTAATCTTTCAGTAATTGATAATATGAAATTGTTAGCTGAAAAGGTTTTTGAACCAATTAGAGAGCATTTTAACGCACCAATTTACGTTTCAAGTATGTATAGAGGTTTACCATTAAATAATGCGGTAAAAGGTTCTATTACGTCTCAACATTGTAGCGGTCAAGCTATGGATATAGATATGGGTGACAAAGGTAAACTAAGCAACAAAGAAATATTTGACTATATTAAAAAGAATTTAGTTTTTGATCAGCTTTTAGCAGAATTTCCTAAAAATGGAAATATATCTTGGGTTCACGTATCGTATTCTAACATTAAAAACAGAAAACAAATTTTAGTAGCTAAAAAAATAAATGGTAAAACAAGTTATATTCCATATAAAAGTGATAAAGATTTAATTTAATTACGTATCTTTACGGTCGTATTAATTTAAAAACAATATTATGACAAAAGACGTTAAAGATTATGAGGGTTTGTATTTTTTAAATGAAAATGGAAATATTTTTAGTTATCCTAAAAAAACAAGAAGAGGAATAAGGGAAATATTTTCTATGAAAGTTGGAAGTGGATATATGCAGATTGATTTATGCAAAGACAAAAAAATTAAAAGGCATTTAGTGCATAGATTAATGGCTAAAACATTTATTGAAAATATTGAAAATAAGCCACAGGTAAACCATATAAATGGAATTAAAAATGATAATAGATTAGAGAATTTAGAATGGAATACAAGAAGTGAAAATCAATTACATAGCATAAGAATTGGTTTAAGAACAACTATTGGAGAAAAAAATAGTCAATCTAAAATAAATTCAGAACAAGCATTATTAATCTTTAACGATGAAAGACCTTATAATGAAATAGAACAAGACTATAAAATATCTATATCTTCAATTAGTGGAATTAAAAGAGGTTATTCTTGGACACACATAACAGGAAAAATAAATTTAAAAAAAAT